ACCAACAACTCAAATGTATTAGGCGGCGCAGGCGGCTCTGGAATTGTAATTGTTCGATACTTGAAGACGGCGGTTTAAAATGAGTCATTGGGCAGAAATAGACGAAAGCAACAAAGTCATTCGTGTGCTTGTAGGTGATAACAATGATCCTGCAGGAGATGAGGGCTATCAATGGTTGTTAGATAATCTTGGCGGCACTTGGGTCAAAACAAGCTACAACGCCACAATTCGCTATAACTATGCAGGCATTGGGTTTACTTATGATCCAATTGATGATGCATTTATCCCGCCAATGCCTGAATGTGGGCATCCTGAACTAGAACTAAACGAACTCAAAAGATGGGTTTGCACAAATGAGGAGCACAATGTCATTTCCTAGTGGAACAGCAGCACACGCAATTGAGATTGCTAAGGCAGAGATTGGCTATGTAGAGACACCTGACAACATCACAAAATACGGCGAGGCCATGAAGGCTAACGGCCTACCCTGGTGCGGGTCATTCTGTAACTGGGTGCTAAAAGAAGCTGGCGTAAGGGTTCACTCAGTTGTAAGCACAGTCAAGGGCGCTCAGGTATTCATGGATTCAGGCCGCTGGTCTCAGACTCCAAAGCTGGGCGATTTGGCATTTATGGATTTTCCAAATGACTCTGTTGATCGCATCAGTCATGTGGGAATTGTTGTAGGCATCAAGGGCAATAAAGTCATCACCATTGAGGGCAACACTTCCGGCACTGGCTCTCAACGCAACGGCGGCATGGTGATGGTTAAAGAGCGCACTATTGGCAAAGAGGTGGTGGGCTTTGGCTCTCCAAAATATGTGCCATATAAGGGCGAATATCCAACAGTGACAATCCCTGGGATTGACTCACATCCCGCTAAAGGAAAGAAGGTCAAAAAGTAATGGAACAATTCAAAGCAATTGGAGCATCATGGGCGCGCTCATTCTTTGCTGCAGCTTTAGCACTTTACATGGCAGGCGAGACAGATCCAAAGACTTTGGCAATGGCGGGAGCAGCTGCAGTAGCACCAGTCATCCTGCGCTGGCTCAATCCAAATGATGCAGCTTTTGGGGTCAAGGGGAAGTGATTCCGAAATGGCTACGGTTGGCAGCGCTCTTGATGGGTCTTGGTGCGCTGTCAGCCTGTGGTCAGTACCAGGGTTGGACACGCTATGAGTGCCAACTTTACGAAAACTGGCAAAAGCCTGAGTGCAATCCGCCGCAGTGTAAGGTTCAGGGAATCTGCACTGCAGACATTATTGGAGAAGAGAACAGTGGCACGGACACCACGGCATCAAACACGCCTTAGCAATGAGCAGCTTAAAGCTCGCCTGATTGTATTTATTGGCGTGAGCCTGTCTTTGGTCTTTGCCATTTCTGTCATGGCATTGATGCCAGCGATTGCGCCGCTGACCAAACCATTGATTACGCTGATGACACTGCCAATTACATTGATGACACCTGATGCAATCTTGCCAACAGCTGTGAGAGCACCGCCCAGGACTGTGCCAATGACAGGTGCAAGATAGGTGGCAATATATGATCCAAAAGTTTTGAAAGCTTCAAGATTGTCACCAATGGCAAGTTTGATGTCATTAAACGCTGACACCAGGCCATTCCACACAGGCACAAAGATTGACTGAATAACCTTTGACACATAGGTGATGTACCAACCTAATCCGCTCTCGCCGCTAAATCCTTTATTAAGTGCTTGAATCGCTGGTGTGGCAATTTGGTTGATAAATGTCATCACCTTTTCAAGTACAGGCAACAGAGCAAATCCAATAGTTTCTTTTGCTTCATCAAAGGCAATTTGCATGCGGGCAATACGGCCTGAATAAGTGTCTGCATTTGCTGCAGCTGCGCCACCAAAGAGATCTGACAGGCGGCTTTGCACCTGCTCAAATGACATAGTTTTTAGCTCTGCAGCTGAGAGACCAATTCCCAATTTGCCCAGCGCTGCGCTGTTGCCGTCATAAGCTTTTGACAGTGCAATTGCCACGGTCTCAACAGGCTTACCTGTAGCGGCTGAAATATCAAGAGCGGTTGAAAGTAAATCCTGAGCCTTTGAGACATCACCTGTGGAAATGGCCAGGCGCTGCAACGCTGGGCGCAGTTGATCGTCAGCAACACCAGTTGCCAAAGATGTCTGCAGAATGAAATCCTCAGTGGCCGCAATTGCGCCCTTTGTAGCCCCTGTGGCGTTCTCTAAGGCTAGGGCTAACTGTGTCTGTGCCTTCTCATCTTCAATGGCGGCTTTGACCCCATCAATGCCGATTTTGACGGCATAGGCGGCTGCTGCTGTGGCGGCTGCTGCGAGCGCTGCGCCAGCAATCTTGCCAGCCTTTCCAACCTTATCGCCAAAGGTCTCCACATCTTGACCTGCTGATTTAAGGCTTTTGTTGAGATTATCTACATCACCGAGGATGGAAAGTTTGAGTGTGCGTGAGCCTGCCATCAATCAAACCTCTTAACTATTTCTGAGAATCCCTGTTCCCAGCGCTTAACAATCTCAGGCTGCACACTGCGCAGTGTTGGATAAATCCACCAACCGCGAGAGCCACGCCCTTCTTTGCCTGACCACACTGGGAATTGCTTGTACTTGTTAGATCCAAATTCTGAGCCACCCCAAAGGTCTTTAGTGGTTGCTCCACCTGAAAACTTTTGTGATGCAAAGCCGTATGAGATCTCACCTATTTTAGAGGACTTTGAGACCTTTGAGCCTTCCGCAATGCGGGTTGCAACCTTTGGTGTTGCGCGGGTTGCTCGCGCTGCGCTCTTTACTTTGTCGGAGACAAAATCAGCGAGATTGCTAGAGACTTGCTTTGCCTGGTCTGTGGCTTCATCATCCATTGCTTTGAAAGCCCTGGTGATGGCGCGCAATTCAGCCTTGTCATAGCTGATTGCTTCACTTTCCATTTTGCTTCTCCAGTATCTCCAGGACTGTCAGGATGTCCTCAGCTGATTGAAAGGCATCCTGTGGGAGACCCGTTTTTAATGAGATCTCCCACAGAGTGCGGCTTAGGCTTCCGACTGGGTAGCTTTTGGGTTTGCATCACCGACTTCTACGCCTGCGACAGTCTCAATCCACACATCAAAAGGCTTGACAGGCTTTCCAGCTGATTCACGCTTCATGGCGTGATAAGCAAGAAAGAGCAAATCAGCAATGCCGATTTTGTCCTGAGCCTGAGAGATGATGTGTCCGGTGGACTTCTCCCACTTTACCCACTCAGGTGGAGCAGCCACATAAGTTGCTGAGTCTCCTGAGTTATATTCAATTGTGATTGGTAGCTTCATTTCATTTCCTCCCGATTAGTTGTTTTTAGCTGAATGTCTCTGTAGGTGTTCCTACAACTGTAAATGATAGATCAACAGTCTGAGCATCAGGTGCTGCACCGCCCACAGCAGGAAACACAGGGAGCACATTAAATGCGAACACTGCGCCTGTTACAGCTGTGAGTGATACTGCCAAAGTTGTGTTTGGTGCTGATTCGCATGCAGTCCAAAGAGCTTCGCAAAGCGATCCGCTAGCGCCCCAGTCTGCAAGCATTGAGACATCAAAAGTCCACTGATCGTCAATGTGCTTGTATGCCTTGCCATCAAGAGTCTGATATGTCTCAATGGTTGGTGAGTTTGAAAGAACTGCTGATGTTGCTTGCGCATCATAAGCGGTGGTTGCAATCGTCAGAGTGAGATCGCGACCTGTGATGATTGTCGTTGCCACTTTTGCTCCTTAGTTTGTTTGTGTGTAATAGGTAGAAACAGCAATGTCAGCTGTGAGCATTGTTGATGCTCCAACCTCCAATGGCGTTGGCCTTGATGTGCTACCTACTTCGTACCCTTGCGGAATGGCCGCAAGAATTCCCATGATGAGCTGCTCTAAGTTATCGAGCGCGCCCGGATTGCTGTTATAAGCCACAATGGCTGTGATTGTAAAGTTGATTTTTACTTTGGTGAGTGAGCCAATCAATGTGGGCTCTAAATATGGTGATCCTGGCACAATGGCAATTGCCGGTGGGATTGGTGACTCAGGCACAGATGCATAAGAGGTTGCAGCCAAAGAATTGAAAGCTGCAGCAAGGGTTGCTCTAGTGCCGGCGATTGTTGAGGCTGTCACTGAGCAAATCCCTCAGCATCCAAAAATGGATAAAGCAAAGTGCTTACGCGGTTTGTCAATGAGCGACCCATGCGGTACGGCGTAGATGCAAAGTCCACACCCTCAATCTGTCCACCGGCTGCAATGCGTGATTGGAAA